ATCGTTTTTCTGACCAGCGGTAAAGCTTGCCTGTTTGATAGTGCAACTCAGGTTTAACCAGGTTGCGGTATCCAGCTCTGCCGCGGTGACCGGCACAGAGGTAATCATTACTACCGTTTTTTGGGCACGTTCAAATAGTGCTGACATCGCAGCCTCCATAAATGAAAAAACCGCCAGTGGCGGTCGGATTGGATTGGTTTTTGTCAGGCAATGACCGTTATTTCGAGGGTTGCCCGATGAAGATGGGTTGTCGTGTCGTAGCCAGGAATTTTTGTCACCTCGACAGGTGAAAGTACCTGCAGGCGAGCCAGGGCGTCCAGGCGTAACGCTCTGGCTTCGTCATTTGTTTCAGCCCATACATCAACCTGAATGCGCAGTGTCGACTCTGCCTGGCCGCAGAAAACATCCCCGGCAACATCAGTCGGTATCGAGAAAATGACATAGGGAGTGGAAACTGCAGGAAGTCCGTCGCTGCCTAGCGGCACCACATACGGATAAACCCGCCCGTCTGCCAGCGTCGACAGCAGGTCATAGAGATCATCCTCTGTCATTTTGATAACACCTCATCGATAGCCTGATTCATCCGCTGCATCGCCACCTGCGCAGCCTCTTCCATGCGGGTATCAAAGGCAGGACGAACAAACGGATGTGCTGGCGCCGTAGATGTTCCCAGCTCCACGAAGCGCCAGTAAAACGCATTCCGCTTGTTGCTGGCCTTCATGGTGTTGTCGCTGTTCCCCGTTTGCGGGTTAACGCCACGAATATGCACCCCCGATGAGATTTCACCTCGACGGCGGCTTTTCTGGGTGACGACAACAACGTTTTTCTTCAGTTTGCCGGTTTTCTCCGGAGCGCGATCAATAACCTCCTGGCGGAGCAATTCGGCGCCAGCACGGGTCGAATCCCGGAGAACTTTATTATTTTCGGCCTTGCTGAGCGTTTGCAGATCGCGGGCGATATCCTGCAGCCCGGAAAAATCCAGATTCACATCAATCATTTTTCGGTCCCCTGTTTGCAGAGAATTTCCAGCCGGGTACCTTTTATATCCGGAACCGGAGGCCCGGTAACGTTAAGAACTGCGCCTTTAAACGGACCAGTACGGACCTTCAATCGGGATGAGGCTGAAATATCCCTGCGAAAACGCACCCAGACTCGGATTGTCGCATCGGCATGCTCTGCGCCAGCGGCTAACAGCTCCCGACCGCTTATCCCCTTAACCTCGGCCCAGATGGTTTTCCCATCTTCCCAATTTTCAACTGGCTGGCCTGAAGGCGTTCTGGTGGTGGTGAAATTTTGGATTGTGACCCGGTGCCGTAATCGTCCTGCCTGCATAATTCCCCCGCTTAAATACCATAAATTTTGTAAGGCTGGAGAAGTGACTCGACAGTAAACGGAATATCTGTAGCAGCCTGACCGACAGAGACCGTTTCACGGTTTTCGTACCAGTGACCGATAAGCAGAAGCATCGCTGCTTTCACATCATCGCCAGGGAGAATTGAATCAGGATCATCTGCATACCCCTCGCTGGTTTCGGACTCATACATTTTGCGACGAGTCCATGTTTCGACATAACGAGAAGCAGCTCCGATGTAGAGGGTCAATAGTGAGTCGTCATCGGTAAAGTCAGGCTCAATGCGACAGTGCTTTTTAACCACTTCAAGTTCTAACATTATTTTTTAGCCTTCTTCTCTGGCACAGTTTCCGGCTGTTCCGGCTGTTCCGGCTGTTCCGGCTGCGCAGAATTATCAACATCTACCAGCCGTGCATAACCTTTTTGAACCAACTCACGGCCATGCTGTTCCAGCGTCTCCAGTGACTCGCCTTCAGTCACCACTACCCCACCAAAATAAATTGGTTTCACCGCGATAAGTTTCATCGTGTTACTCCGAAAATAGCGGCCCGGAGGCCGCCAGAAAAATTACTGGCCGCCGGAAGCCGGCACAGTAAAGGAGCCATAAATAAATGCTTCAGGGCGTTTTACTGCTAACGCCAGACGCTCTTCACAGCGAATAGAGATCATGTTTTTCTCGAAGTCGTCGCCGTTCTCCGTCGAGATCACAACGTTTGCGTCTTCGCGGTCGAAAAGCTGTGCCGCAGCATTAAATGCACCTGTCAGGAACTTGCCCTGGAAAGCTGCTGCTTCAGTGGCGACAACCGGAAGCCCCCACAGCGTCGGCCCCGTCAACGCAGCCGGGTTCGCCAGGATATAGCGCCCCAGGGTGTCTTTAGTCAGTTCGATTTTCGCCCAGTCCATGAAGTGCAGGACGTGACCGGATGCAGGGAATCGGGCAAGTTGAGCCTGAAGCATTGCCAGGCGCAGATCGTCAATACCGTTCTGCTGTTCAACGGCAAATGCCGCGCTGTAAGCCGTGGCCTGCGGCACGATGCCATGGAGGTGAGCGCCAGTGCCATCACCAAACAGAATCTCCTGTTCTTCGACGTACTTAAGGCCGTAACGCATTTCCGCATCAATCATGGACTGCAACTGGGCGAAGTCGTCCAGAATCTGCTTGGATGCCTTGAACATGTGCGCGATGGTTGTCACTGGAGTGATTTTCGGCGTGAACTCAATATTGCTATACGGCTTGGTCGTGTTCTCCGGTACCGCTGCCGCAGCATTGGTAAAGCCGGTCTGCTGCACCCAGAAAATGGCCGGTGAACCCGTACGGCCTGGCGCGATAAGATCGCGAATAAATAACCGCTGCTTTGGCGCTACATCAATACCCGGCAGTCGTTGTGGTTCAACACCCCCCTCAGGAACGTCACTGGAAATCAGAGCAGCTTTTACAGGAACAGAAATACGCTTGTTCCCTTCGATGCTGGACGACAGAACTTTAATGGCTTCAGCAGAGATAACCTGCTGGCCGACAGTTTCAATAACCTGTTTTGCGTTTGCCAGCGGCATCTGTGCAACATGCTGCTCCAGTTCGCCCAGCGCTGCTTTAAGAGTCTTTTCGGCTTCTTTCAGCGCATTAAACTCAGTCGCCATTTTGTCCACGGTTTCTTTGGTTTCCGCCGACAATTTGCCGTTCTTTTTCGCTTCAGTCAGCGCTTCTTCCGCTTTGGCGTTAAATTTGCCGGTTGCTTCTTCAATGGAAGCGGTGACTTTTTTCAGAATCTCGTTTACATCAGACATACATGGTCCTTATTTGACTAACGCCGCAAGAGCGCTTTCAAGTGAATTGAGGGTTTCAGGTTTGATATCTTCGGCAGCGCCCGGCTTACCATCGGGATCGGTAACAGCGCCCGGCGTGTTACCTGTTAATGCTTTGATTAATTTCCGGCGCTCGGACCGGGGGGTATTTGTTTTCGCCAGCAGTGCATCAAGTTTGCGAAGCGCAGCTGCAGGTGATTCGTCGCCGTCGCTGACCGCATCAGCAGAAAGCAGGCTGTCTGCCAGTCCCTTCGCCACAGCATCGCTGCCACCGATATAACTTTCGGCGTCCATTAGTTTCTGAACGGCGGCAATATCAAGGCCGGATCGCGCCGCGTAAATATCAGCCATTGCGGTATCGAATGGCTCCAGTGACTGCGCCAGTTCAGCGAAGTCATGGCGGTTTCCCATCGCGTACAACCAGCAGTTATGGATCATCAGAAAGGCACCGCGGCCAATCTGAATATCATCCCCGGCCATCGCAATTATTGAGGCGGCACTGGCGGCAATGCCCAGCACCTTCACCGTTACATGGCCTTCGTATTCGCGGAGAAGGTTATAAATAGCCAGACCTTCGAACATGTCGCCACCCGGCGAGTTGATATTCACCGTAACATCTGCGCCGTTCATCGCCCGAAGCGCACCGGCAATACGTTTAGCTGTTATCCCTTCACCCCAGTAGTCCTGCCCTATAACATCAAAAACAGAAATAGTGTTATCGTCAGTAGTCGCCGCCTTGATCCCACCGTCCCAGCGGTCCAGTGCGGACGGTAATGTTTCACAGGTAACGCGCGCGCAGGGGCGACCCGCCGGCGCCACCGGAAGTTGTTTTTTGCTCATCAGGAAAGTGCTCCTAAGCGGCCTGTTTCAGCGGAGATTGTTCAAAGGAAATGTCGGGGAATACGTGGTTATGCAGCTCTCGCAAAGCCAGCGCCTGAACGGCAGGGTTGCTGCTTTCGAGATTTTTCAGTTGCGTCAGGTTGAGCTGAACGGTGTAAATATCGCCCCCTTCTATCGGCGGCATGTTCTCAAGACGGCGAACGTCATTGCGAGACATCCAGCCATTCTGCAGTGCGCTGGTATAGTAAGCAGCACGACCAGCGCTATCGGCGCGCAGAAGCCCTTCAACGGAGAACTCAGCAAACAAGTCCTCATCACTGTTCAGAAGACAACGCGATATTTCCTGCTCAATATTGACCAGGAGAGGACGCAGGGTATGAGTCAGGAACAGCATGTTCATCCCTTCAAGACTCGAAGCCCAGCTGGATTGTTTTGTCGTATGGCCGACCATAAATGGCGGTACGCGAAACCAGCGACAAATTTCCTCAATACTGAATGAACGGCTTTCAAGGAGTTGCGCGGCCTCCGGGTTCATAGTGACATTCTGGTAAGTCAGTTCATTTTCCAGAACCATCAGTTTCCCGGCGTTTTTAGAACCAATAAAAGACTGAAGGTTTTGACGCAATCTTTCTCGCTGTTCCTTATTAAGCGCCGTTTTTGAAGACAGGAAACCGGTACTTTGCAGGCCATTTTCGAAGATTTTTGCCGCGGCTTCATCAACCGACATAGCAGCGCCGAAAACGTCAACCCCGGCCATTGTCGGCATCATCCCGCAAACACCATCAAGACCAAATCCGCGGATATGCATCATCCGGTCTACTGGAATGATCCGCTTAACGCTATTTTCCGTGTATGTATACTGTAACTTCCCGCTATCGAGTCGCTTTACAACCATATTCTGCGGAAGTAACGGCACCAGCGAAACCAATTTGCTGCCGATATATAGCTTCTCGACAAATGCATTACCACGCAGGCAAATACTGGCCACAATCATCAACATGAAACGGGAAGGGGTCATTTCCGGGTTAGGACGCCTGCATAATATCTGGTAGGCGGGATTGTTCTGGGCCAGCTTTCGCGATCCATCAGCCTGCCGCTCGTAAATTTTAAGCGGAAGCGTGGAAACTGATTCACTTAAGAGTCTTACGCACGCCCAGACAGCAGAAAGCCGGATAACTTTGTCAGCGGTAACCACTTTTCCGCTACTGCTGGTTCCGTACCACTCCCGCCAGAATTCACCGGTCGTCAGGCTTATGGGAACACCAAGCCAGTTTAAAAGAGCGCTCTTAACGCGCCCTGGTTGCTGTTTATTCTTAGCCATCAGATACCCACTATGATCGGATCGTCAAAAAAGCCCTCTATATCGCCATCATCAGGCTCATAACCTTCTGCAGCACCAATTGCCATCGCCGACGCAACCACACCATCTATTCGACCAGTACTCTTTTTCTTGGCGAATATGCGGTTTTCTTTTTGGTCGGCTTCGGTTACGGCGGAAGCAGCGTTCCATCGGAGGCAGGGGTTTGTTTTAATAATGATTACGCCATCATCGAGCATCTGTTCAAAAAGTTCGATGGAATGAGGCATCCACAGTCCGGAATCCTGCGCCTTGTAGTATCCCTGCCCGTGAGGTATCAGCGGTACTGATACAGAAGCGCTCTCTAATTCCGGCTCAAGATATTTTATGCGGTACTGGTCGAAGGCGATCGCCTTGATATCGAACAACATGGAAAGATCAGCAATGCGCTCAGCAACAAAGCCATATTTCACCGCCTTTCCGGGAGTGGTATGAATATGGCCTCCCCGTTCCCATGCGTCGTAAGGTACGCGGTCTGTTTTCGCTCTATCCAGCAAAGTATCTTTTGGTGTCCAGAACTCCACCAGCAGCTTTCTTTTTTTAGGGAAAAAGAGCGCCAGAGACGTAAGGTCGCGAGTTCCTGAAAGGTCCAGGCCGCCATAACATTCTTCTCCCTGCAGCTCCTGCAGGTCAAAGTCCTCTTCGCACCCCATCCACACATCGCTACTCATCCATGGGTTATCGGCATCCACCCACTGACAGAAGTTTAACCGCCGAACAATGCTTTCCTTCGACGGCATCCCCCGAGCCTGAGTAACCTGCTCACGCAGGTAGCGATCGGTAAAAGTATGACCAAGAGAGGGGTTTGCTTTTTTCCAGCAGGACTCGTCCTTGAATGGGTCTTCTCCTTCGTCCAGGGAGCAAATGAAAGAAAAGAAACTGTCATCCTCAATCGAGCCTTCGGCAACTTTACGCCCATACTCGTGATAGTCGTAGCAGACGCTGGTTTTGTCGTGGCCGCTGTTAGTGATCATGAAAATCAACGCCTGGCGACGACCTTTCGTCCCGGCGCGCATCATTTCCACAACCTGGTTGTTTTTGTGCTCGTGAATTTCGTCAATCAGTGCACAGTGTGGGCGTGGCCCTGACTGCCCATCATCCGAACTGATAGGCCGGAAAAATGAGCCGGTCTGAAGAAATGCAAGGTTCCACTCTTTCCCGGCACCGCCTGATTTATTTATTCGCTGTGCTAACGCAGGGGACTGATCCACCATCGCGACAGCATCACGAAAAAGGATCATGGCCTGGTCTTTTTTCGTTGCTGCTGCATATATCTCGGCACGAGGCTCCTTATCTGCTGTTAGACAGTAAAGCCCCACTCCGCCAGCCAGTGGTGATTTGCCGGAACCCTTACCAGATTCAACGTACACCATGCGAAATCTACGATAACCATCCGAGTTCTTCCAGCCGAATATCGACCCTACAATAAAGCACTGCCACGGTAGCAGGTTGAAGGGTTTACCTTCATGCTCACCACCGTTGAGCTTCAGTACCTTGGCAAAAAAGTCGATGGCGCGCTGCGCCGCTGCAACATCCCATACCAACCCGCGAGCATGGCAGGATTCCAAATCTTTGAGATGTCGCTTACAGGCATTCCTGATGTCAGGCCCGGCGATTTCTTTGCCGGAGTCTACATCCCGCGCATATTGCGTGGCGGGTTCAACCGAAGAACTGGTTGAGCGGGTCTTCTTCTTTTTCTCCACCATCCACTTTCACCTTCGTTCTGGCGGCCGGAGTCAGACCGAATTCAACCAGGTAACTTTTAAAACGTCGATCAGCATCCGCCAACATTGCTACTGCCGGGTTAGCCTTAATCAAAAAACCGCCCTCGGTCTGCACGGTGTAAGTTCGCCCCTCGTCAGCAATAGTCAGGCGAAGCTGCAGAATGTCGGCGTAAATATCGCAGAGTCGTTCGAGCGCCAGCGTATCGGCAATGGTTAAAATGCCCATGCCATCCAGCAGCACGGTCAGCTTCCCCCACGCCACCTTTCCCCAGTCAGTGAGGTGCTCTGGAGGGCTTGGTATTTCTCGCGCTGGCGATGGTTCTTTGTCGTTAAGTTTGCGTTTGCCCGGGTTGCCGGTAACCACTTTGAGGTGGGTCGGTTTCGGGCGTCGTCCTGCCATCGGAACCTCCCGGAAAAAAACTTTTCATTTCGCGGTTGTGCACAAAAAGGACTGGCGGCGGTCATTTGGGTTCGAGATTTTGAACTTTTGACCCGCCCCTCCCCCTCAAATGAGAATCGATATAATTTGAATGCTAATGATTTAAAATGACAATCACTTTTGAGGTATATTGATAATGGTTATCACTTAAACCAATGAGAAGCCGGGTCCAGTGGCATCCCGTTTTCATCGCAGCCGATCACGGTGCCACGCTTCTCCATTCGCTGCTTCGTTGAGTCGTGGTGCTGCTTACACAGCCCTTGCCAGTTCTTCCGGCTCCAGAAAAGCTTTTGCGCCTTCGCGATTGCCTGGCTGTCACCAGAGCGCAGAGCCTCTTTCAGTTTGTGCGGGATGATATGGTCAACCACCGTTGCCGCTGTCACCCTGCCTTGCTCCTGGCACATGACGCATAAGGGGTTTGCGCGAAGGAAGATAAGACGCTCACGGTCCCACTTGCTGCCGTAAATGCGGGGCTCTTTGTTCATGTTCTGGCCCTATTGCTTAGGTGACCATTCTATCTTCACCTGGCTTTTGGCTAAGTCCATTAAAAAAGCCGCTCGAAAGCGGCCTTCAGACAATTAATTTTCTACTCAAAATACTTATCGAGCTGTTTAGCTAATGCCCGATTGAACAATTCTTTCGATACTGTCACGAGGGTTCCGATGCTGGCATCTTTGAAACCCGTCTTAAGCGTTGACCAGACTTCTTTATTCCTTATTGCTTCAAGGAAGTCATGCCCTTCAGCCGTTAGCCGGAGCGGAATAACAGCCCAAGAATAAAATCCATCAACAGAGACTTGCAAACCAAAGCCGAATCCTCCGTCAGGTTGACTTATTAGGCCTCGGTCATCCAGTAGTCTCATATGGAATACAAATTGATCGACATTGTAATCAAAGCCTTTCTCTTTTAATTCACGAATATTGGTTACTGGTCTATCTGATTCCTCGAAAGCCACCAGCAATCCTTTTAGGTACTCATGGTCAATTTTCACGCTAACCCCCACCATTTTGGATGAGTAATTTAGCATTATCACAGACGCTCAACGAGTGCCTGCTGTAATGCGGTCAGATACCAGTTTATAACCTGACCAAATGTTACTTAGATCACAATCCATAGAACCACCCACCAATGCCAAAGGCTGCAGCGATCACCAGACAAGCAATTGCCGTTTTAGGCATTAACACACCGTAAAATGCAGGAGACAATCCCAGGAATAAAACCATTAGCACTGGCCACATACTAAGCAACAGGAAAAAGTAGCCATTTATACCACCGCTGCTAAACGTCACATTCACTCCAAACCATTACCCGGACTTTCCATAGCTTGGTTGCTTCGTTGCATGACATCATACAACTGCCCCTTATACAGGAGCTTTAACATTATCACAGGCACTCGATGAATGCCTGCTGTAATGCCTTAGCTGACCTTCTCAGCGGCAGTATCAAACAGCGCCAGCGCTTCGGTCGCTTCCTGGATTGCCTTACGGGTCTTCGAGACAATCTCACTTTCCGTGAAAACACGATCGAAAGAGTCAGCGAATAGCTCAGACTTCAGATAGCTGTCGCCTACCCAGTCAATGGCCAGCTTGGCCGCTGCGGTGTCATAATTAACTTTCTTGATTATATCCAGGCGGATTTGCTCGGATGCAGTGATCTCTGACATGTCTTACCTCTGTGCGATGTGGGGAGTATTATCGAAGCCATTCGACAAAATAGCCTCTGTGATGCTTTTGCATTTATCTTTGCCGTGTGTACAAGCTGAACGGTTTCCTTACGGATGCCTGTTACGCACAATAAAAAAGGTCGCATAAAAAATGCGACCTTTGGTTGGTACCAGTTAGAAACCTAAAATCTCTCAGGAGCCACCCGGGAGAGATTTTCTGCTTGCTAAATGACCTCTGCCGTTTCGGTGTTGGCTGGCAGTGGTAACGTGAGGATAGCTTCATTTCAGCCATCGATATCATATAAATGGATGAATAGCTTATTAGGCTAGTAATTCGCGATTCTCAAGAACATTAACCAGAACAACAGACGTCTGTGCTTATTTTTTTAGCGCAATGATCCGTTAGTCACCAGTAACTAACATATTATTCGATGGTTCCTTAGACAGTGACCCATAAATCTAATTGTTTAATGTACCATTGGATGGGCACACAAATAACCACACCATCCCCAAAGTTAACAGATTTGATAACACACCCTTGTGGCGGAAAAAATTCCGCACCAGTCTGGGGCCGGATCGAGCGCTCAATGCCGTAACGATAACCGCATGGTAGTTGTGGTAGTAAGTTTACTGTCATGAGTGGCTACTTAGTTAAGAGTGGTTTGAGATCCTATAGTGCATGACATCCGCTGAATTAGATACAAACATTTCGATGCTGAAAGCTTGAATGTCTTGTTTTCAGATTTTTTGTTCACTTAAGGCCACTTATTTCATGTGCTATGCCTGTTACTTACTCACCGCCCGATAGTACGCCTGCCAGCGATACTTATCCAAACGGAGCTGACGCAGGCATTGAGCGGTTTCTACATCAGACTGTAAATCTTCATCGCTGTCATTCCCTGCGTCACTTGCTTTGCACGGCGGACTCATCAAATCCGGGGATGGAGTTGGCAGCATCGATGGCGCGCTGACGCAACTGCACAGCAGCATCATCAAACCTACACACAGTACGATTCGGAGACTGAACATATTTCACCACGTCGCGGGTTATTGTTTTGTAGATGACCTTACCCGCTTCGTTAGCAGTCGCGGCCTTTTCCTCTACAGGCTTAATGGCATTCTCGGCCTTCTCTCTCTTCTTCGCAGCCTGAGCATTGATGTGATCAGCGTGGGAACTCCATCCCATACGCCATGAAATGGCACAGAACATTAGCAGGATTGCTATTGCGATGATAACGGCGGTTAAGCGACTCATCTTTGCTCCCATAAACACACTTCACGCTCAATTTCCCTCCGGGTAATAAGTCCTTTCCACTGCTTACCTTTGGCATAGGTCCAGCGGCGCAGCTGATCACACGCACCTTTCTGGTCACCCTGGTTGATTTTGCGCAGCAGAGTAGAGGTCTGGAAGTTCCCGGCTCCGACGTTATAGGCGAATGAGTACAGAGCCCCACGCATTGTTTCTGGGATCGGTTTTTTGATGTAAGGGTTGATCTGCCAGGCGACGGTATTCAGGTCTTTATTTAGTAGCGCCCGACACTCTGCCTCGGTATAGGTTTTGCCGAGCATGATGTCTTTACCTGCGTGGCCGTAGCAAACCGTCCAGACACCTACCACATCCTGATAAGGGGAGTATCGCACTCCCTCAAGCCCATCATTACCCATCGGGCCAGTGATGAGTGCAGAGGCAATCGCCAGGGCCCCGCCGCCCACCGCCGCAAGAACAGTTTTACGTAGTGTCGGAGACATTATTCACCTCGAGCAGCTTTTCGCCGGTCTTCTTTAATTTTGAAGTACAGATTCGTCAGGTAAGTCAGCAAGCCAAATACCAGACTTCCCAGAACACCAATAGCGGCCCACTGGGATGGGGATACTTTGTCGAGCAATTGCAACATCCAGAACCCCGCGTTACCTGCGGACGTTCCGTAGGCAATACCTGTTGTTAGCTTGTCCATTCGATACATACTCCACCTCCGGGTTAACGGGGTGCTTTGTGTTTGATAAGGTTCAGGACCGGCAGGAGGAAATCTTATCAATGATGTTTCCAGGTACCTGAAAATGAAAAAACCACCCTGAATAGGTGGCTAGATAATTCAACGCGAGCTATGTGCCCGGGGATAGTGTATTGTTGCGGACCATTCATCAGGAAATATCATATGCAACAACGCAAAAACTCAAAAAACAATCGCAACTACCTCATCAAATGTACCTGCCCTAGCTGCACCAACCAATCAGAACATAGTTACACCCGAGTCCAGAAAGGCTCTGCGCTGATGTGCCCTCACTGTAGTAAGATTTTCACTCAAGACAAACTTCCCACCGCTTAGGCTTTACATCATCATAATCTCTGGTAATGCATCCACTGCTGCGCTCGTATAGATTAGAGAAGTAAGCCCATTAGGCAATGAGGCCGATGAATACCTGTTAGACGGGTCTCGGCTTACTGGCAGAAAATTAACGTTCTGGCATCGGCAAGATAAAAGGCCTGCCGCAATGGAAGGCCTTTAGGGGGTTATGCAGTATGTGTGGTGCCGGGTGCCTCCCGGTAAGTCGCCGCCAGTCCACAGACGACTCGCAATGCGCAAAAAAACATATCAGACTGGCAATGCCCCTCCGCATAGGGGGATTCACCACACCAGAAATTTAACATTCAGTCTTTCTGGTTTCAATACTCTGTATGGGTCCACCACATATTGCAATTTTTACTCTCACGTAAAATATAGTCCACTGGCGTCATCAGTTCGAGTGATTTATGTGGCCTTTTGCTGTTATACAGCACCAGATATTCAGCCATTCTTTGATTAAACAAATTCAGGTCCTCAAAAAGCAACAATTCATTGAATTCAATAAATTGTTCTCTAAGTGTCCGGTTAAATCGCTCACAGGTCGCATTCATTTTCGGTGTGTACGGATAGGTCCAGATGTGTTTAATCGAGGCTTCCTGTAGCGTTTTATCAAAGTTACCGAGGAACTCCTTACCGTTGTCAGTGACAACTTGTCTGATAGCGACAGGAAAGAGCTTTGTGGCCTTGCTGAAGAAATGGCTGGTAATATCGCTGTTGAGTGAAGGGACCGCCAGGGCCAGCGCATAGTCGCTGTGCTCGTCGATCATGGTAATGATATAGCGGCGTAGGTCCCCCATCCTGAGTTCAATCGCGTCCATCCCTATGAGTTCGCCTGTTTTTACCGGGCGGTATTGTTTTGGTCTTCTGGGCTTCACTGAGCGTTTTTTTATCAACCGGGCTTTGCCCCTGGCGCTGAGGCGTACGGGGATCATCCGCATTTTATCGTGAGCACCAGCAATGATTCTTCCAATGGTTGACGTGCTGGGACAGGTAAAATGCCGCGCTTCACACCATGGTTTCAGCCTGACAAAAATCTGCTCTTTGCCGAGATTGGGTAACTCAGTTCTCAGACGCCTGATCTCCTTGAGTACATCAGGATGCCAGTGCCTTGAACGGCGAACCAGAGGGGCTTTGCTTCTTGGAATTAGTGCTTCTGGACCACCGGTGCGCAGTAACCGGCGCCACCAGTAGAGTGTTCGCGTTGATACGTCAAAAGCATCAGCTGCGGCACGGATCCCGTGCTTATCCCAGAAGTTCAGAGCCTTCATTCTTAACTTCGCAATCTCGGGCATAAGAGAGTGTTTCATCGCATAAGCAGTTGCTCGGTAATACCCAAAATAGCCGACACCGATATGCTGCATCAACATCTGGCAATCCCTCCTTTAGTGTTCTGAGGCAATTGCAATATCTGTGTGAACTTACACATACTCTGCTTGTCTGAGGTATCGGCTCACCATAACCGCCCAGCCTGATGTTATCAGCGTGTAGCGGCTTGTTTTTCTCTTTGATAAAATTGATTCGCAAATGATTAAAACATCAACTGGTGAAAATATGAGTAAGTACTCAGACCTTTTACAGGTAATCAAGTCCCGGGTTTGTCAAAATAACAACTTCCCCCAAACATTACTGGCAGACTCACACAGTTACAGAGCCAGGCAGGTTTGGTATCGAATAGGACAAATATTCACTCTTGAATGTATTCTCGATGAGTACAGGAAACATTTTTCATCGGATTATTATTATCTTGATAACGATAAGGCTCTTCATCACCTTATCTTCGAAATGACCAAGTGGAAACCTGAAGAGATTAGAAGACTCTCGCTAAACGACTGTCTCTTTATCATTGCCAGTCAACTAAAGCCCAGTTATATGTCAGAAGATGCTGCCGCTGTCCTGGCGTCACTCAATCTGCCGACTGGCCACTATCCTGTTGAGGATTTTCCACAAGAGGACTGGGATCCCAGGGAAAACTCAGCATTCCTTCAAAGCTACCAGTAGCGACTCGCCCAATCTCCGCAGAGATCTGACTCAGTCGCTCCTCAAGAGCGGCTTTTTCTGCTATCAGACGGTTGAAGTGGGCAAGATAGATTTTCTGTTGCCCAAGCCAGTCTTCAAGCTGTTGAGTGGTCATGCCCGGGTTAAAAAAATATGGCTGCTGCATCGCTTCCCCCAGAAAAGCAAAACCCCGCCGGTTGGCAGGGTTCAGAATCAGTTTCATTTGGATGTACGTATCCATGATTAGAATAATAAAGGACAATTTTATGCAAAGTCAACTCTATCGTGCAAAAATTTGCCGCCATCTGTTTCGATCACATCAATAAATGGTCGCCTTCTCAAATTCAGCCGCTGCCTGTCTCTCTCCTTTGTGAAGCATATCCACCAGCCCTTCATAGAACGGCTTCCAGTTGCGTGACCACGAAGACTGATGGAGATCCGGGAGACGCTTCAGAATGGCGCGGTGTACCGTCGCAGAGGGTACAACAGAGAAGCCATTACCAGAGCAGCGTTCACATGTTTTGAAAACCGGTGCGCCAAGTTCTTTGGTCGCTTTGCGATCTAAGACCTCCCCTTTACCACTACACCTGCATCGCGCATGGATCACTTTCTTTCCTCCGCACACTCCACAGACCCTTTTCACCAGTTCATTTCTAATCTTTGGGGCCTTCACTTCGACACCGTCAGCATCGAAAATACCAGGGTGCTTAATTACATCTTCATGGCTGGAAATAAAGCCGGTTCCGCTGCAGCTGTGACACGTTGCGCTGGTGGCCGCCGAACGTGAGTACTCCGCAAAGGCAAATTGTGCCAGCGTCAACATGCAGGCGCCGAGCTTGTCACCGGCGGCTTTGCGGACATTTTTAGGAGCGTTTTTGATGGCAAACTGCGCCAGCGCCTGAATTGCAAGCTGTTCATCCGTTTTGCTGATACCAGCCTTTCCGAAGAAAGCGGCCAGGCCGAAGCGCGCACGACTGCTGGTGGTACCGATGGCCGCCATAACATCTGTTCCGGTCAGTCGATTCGGCGATGTGCTTTTTACGTCGTCGCTGATATGCATGCCCTGTGGGCTAAAGTGTTTAAGGGAGGCTTCCAGTTTCATTCTTCGCACTCCCCGACCAGGTTCAAAATAATGCGATCAAACAGCGAATCCCGTTCCTCAAAATAGTCACATGCCAGTAACCACTTGCAGACTGTTAATGCTTCAGCCCGGGTAACTGGTTTCATAACGCACAAAAGGTCAGTGAGCCACCCGCGCCGATCCCAGATAATCTGGACGTAGCCATCGCCATTTTGTGTTTTATACCTGTGACGAAGTACGGATTCCCAGTAATCCCATTCAATGGTTACATCGCTTAATGTCCAGGGAGAGAGGAGGATGTTTTTAAAACCTTTAATTTCTCTTACGCGAAGTTCTTCCGCCTCACGGCTTAAGTTTTTTTCATCGGCCCAGTTTGCATAAATATAACTGAAACGCTCCATAACAAGACGCTCAGCATCAGTAATTTTCTCAGGCGAAAAGTCCTGTTCGATGGTGAAGAATTGGTTATGTTGCAGATTGTTATTGTTCATCATGCTGCCACCTTTTTATAGAAAACTTGTTCACGAACCTGATCGCCGTTCATAAGCATATCATTGAAATCTCCGTTATCCGGCCAGCGTATGCTGACTTTGACCAGGTCGTTTTTCGCCAGCAAGTTGGCGTGGGCGCACTCGAACGCCGCGGCATGTCCAGTTGCAGAGTGCTTGTCCATGTCGGCAAAAATAATCAGATGCTTCACACCTGCCGGTACCCGGAATTTCTTCATAAACCCGCTGTTGATTACCGCCCAGGTATTGACGCCATAAACCTGATAACATGAGAGTGCTGTTTCGATACCTTCGGCGATGCCGATCGTCGTTGATACCGGAAACATGCGAATGGCCACAGAGCGGGCGTGATCCAGATAGCTGTCCTCTTGAAGCGACTTAAGACGTTTGGCGCTATCAATATCTGCCTTCCTGTCGCCGTCCAGCAGCGTCTGGTGCAGGTAACAAAGCTCAGCTTTGTCATCGGTAGCCAGGGCATACAGCGCTTGATAAACGCGCCCCGCATGGCGTTGGCGGTCACAAAAACGGATGCCTTCTGCCGGCAGGCGGCTTATCCCACGTTGCAGAAGGTAACCAGCCGCGCTAGTACCCCGTAAATCGAGCAACTTTGAAAACTTACTAATGACTCGCTGGCGCTGCCGCGCCGCCGAACTGTTAGCAGGCACGTTGATGCGCTGATAGTTATTCCCGATGAGCTGGTCCACTTCTGCGCAGATGGCGGAAAAGCTTTTTGACTGGGTCAGGGTCAGCAGCTTCATGCCGTCGCCGCTACCACATACACAAATCCATGTACCCTGACCATCACGGTCATCTACGCGGTACTTCCCCCTCGCCTTACATACCGGACACTCGCCCTTGTAATGGTGCTTCCCGGTGATCGGCGGCAAGCCGTAATATTCAAAAATTTCAGACCATCGACCTTTTGCTGCTTCTGCCGTTTTCATATCACTGACTCGCGCTATTTATGTTTTTCTGGAATTTTCGTTTTGCTTCGATAATTAATTGCCCGTCGCTGCCCTCAGGAGGCTCATAGTTGATATTGGCGCTCGGAGGTGGAAATAGATCCTGGTCAGGTTTCTTCCCCATCTGCTGCAGACGTTCGCGGCGTTTAGCAAATTTAATAAGTTTGTGTTTGATGTGATTGCTGACCTCCGGTGTGATCTCCATTGGAAAGTCGCTTAAGCCGTTGGGCCATTCGCCGAATTTCTCCTGAAAGGTATGAGCACACCAGCCATCGCTGACAGGTTTCCCCTGCGCCGCACGATGACGCTGGTAAAACTTGATCTGACTCCACCAGGACTGTTTGTCGCTTTTGGTGTAAACCTTCTCGCCTTTACTCATTTTTTTGAGGTTGCGGGTGCTGTCGGTTTCTACGTCCTCTCCGGCCAGCGGCTTAAAACCGCATTTCGGACAGATGTAGACGCCGGCGGGTTTCATGAAGTGGCATTCAGGGCATTCTTTCGGGAGTTTCTCTTCGCGTTCTTTGGCTGCCCGCGCTGCAGCCCCTTTCATGCCATCGTTTTTAGACGGTAGTTCGTCGTATTCAATGGCGTCAGGGAAGCCGAGGCGATGCACGGTACCACTGTGATCAAAAATCAGGCAGGCATCTTTCCCAGGTGCAGTTCGCAGTCCGCGGCCAATCGCCTGCAGCCAGCGGATTTCACTCTTTGTCGGCCGGGCGTAGATAATGCACCGAACATCGCTATCAAAACCGGCTACCAAAACACCAACACTGACGATTATTTTTGTGGCGCCAGTCTCGAAGCGGTGAATCATCACCTGCCGTTCTTCGTGGGGTGTTTCTGCGACCATGACCTCAGCGTTAATACCCGCCTTGTTAAACTGCATGGTTACAAAGTTTGCGTGGGCCTTGTTAACGCAGAACGCCACCGTAGGAAGGTCACGACCATGACGAAGCCAGTTATCGACGATATCGCCCACCAGGTCAGAACCGCACATGATTTCCGCCAGCTGGGACTCGTCGTAATCAGTACCGAACTCCATAGATGGCTTCGTTTCTACCCCGCTAAGATCCGGTTTTGTTGGGGCGAAAAATTCGTACTTACTGAGGTCACCACGCTGGATCAATTCGCCAATCGTCGTTGGCTTAATCAGGTGTTGATAGTAATGGCCCAGGAACGGCGCAAAAGGGGTACCAGATAAACCGATAACTTTCGCTTTTTTCTCCGCTGTGATCCGTTCGATTTCTTTCAGGATACGGCGTTTACGCAGGTGCGCCTCATCGACAATAAGCAGATCGATGTTTTTGGGAAATTCACGCCTGATGAGCGTGTCAGCGCTCGCAATCTGGATCAGCAGATTAGGGTCATAGTTAGGGTGATCACGCCAGATAAAACTAATCTGGTCTTCCGGCAACCCGTATTCTGTAAAGCGCTGGGCGGTCTGGTTAATCAGGATCGTATACGGGGCGACAAACAGAACACTCATACCACGACTAACCAGGCCGGCGGCGATAAACGCAGCCAGGCCTGTTTTGCCGCTTCCGGTCGGTGCGTAGACCATGAAGGAATCGTGCGCCTTCCAGGTGCGCCGCAGCATGTTAAGCCCACGTTCCTGTGCAAAGTTCGGTGTGATGTTAAGCATTGTCAGCCCTTTTTGAGTTCTACTTTTCCAGGAAGAAACCTTCCCTACCTCTTATCGGGATTACGTGTACCAGTTTGCTAGTGCACCGCTCTTTTATGGCTCTGCTTTCAAGATCGGTACCTACCTAACCCATGTACCTGTCTATTGGAAAAGGACGCTATTCCTGCCCTAACTCCCAACTCCCCCCAAACCCCCCTCTTCCCTCTTCCCCATCCCATGTACTCGCAAGCTGGTACGCAGAACAAAAAACAGTCAAGGTGGTTACCCTGCTATCACCCGGCACCTTTAATCCCGGTAACAATCGGATCGTTACTGTGATCCGGCCAGGGGTGGCTGGGTCGTATACCCCTGCAGTGCGTGTCCGTGTGCATCCACGAATCTGCGAAGCCTCACATTGGCTTCATGCCGAGCTCGGTTCTCCTGTCGGAATGAAACGGGCTCGGCGTTAAACTCAATTTCGTAAACCTCTGAATACTTCAGAGCTATTTTCCGGCGCAGTGATGAAGGCAATCTCAACAACTGCTCCTGTATCCACTGAGCATCCGCCTGGCAGTAAAGCGCTGGCATTTCAACCCTGACGAAATCCTGTTGCATTGCTTACTCTGCCCGCTTCGCAATGAGGTAAAAAATCCCGCTTATTGGGTCATACCTGATGCTACGTGGCAGCAACTTCAGGAAGTAGCGCGGATCAGGCATAGCGGTTGACTGTTGTGACATGTCACACCTCTGCAGTTCGTGGCATCCCATCAAGCTCGCTTGGATACAAGTCAGGGCGAACCTGATGAGGGGTAATGGCCCAGCCGACAAATTCGCAAAGTTTCAATACAAAGCGAGCAGGGATTACAGACTTAGCAAACCACTGATTCACTGCCTGGGGAGTTACTCCCAAGCCTTGAGCAATCGCTCTTTGGGAAGTAATGGCACACAATTTCACCCGAATCTCTTCGTTCATAAACCACCATCAAGTTAAACTTTATTTGAATGAGTCTATATCAAGATTTAATTAACATGCAAGAAGTAAAACCATGCGTTAAACTTGAGATCAAGCATTGCTTTAGATAATGGCTTTAATGAAACTTTTGGAGAGATACAGTGGCCACGGCAAACATGATTCAAGAACTTCTGAAGGAAAAAGGGTGGAGTAAAGCCGAGCTGGCTCGTCAGTTAGGGGTTAGCACGCAGACGGTTGTCTACTGGACGAAGGGAGACACTGTCCCAAGGGGTAAGAGATTAGCCCAGCTTTCTGAAATCAGTGGTTACCCACAATCCTGGTTTCTGGGTGAGGGACAACCCGCCACCTTCCCTGCGTCCGCTCAAAAAGGAGATACTGATAGCGTTAAATTCAAAGTATTAGATATTGAATTCAGTTGTGGTGATGGAGTTAGCGTGAAAAGTGACTTCATTGATGTGGTCCGCTCCATAGAGTTAGACCCCGAGTACGCTCGTCAAGTTGTAGGCAACAGACCCTTCAAGAACATTGAGATTGGCAATGCCAGGGGTGATAGCATGTCGCCAACAATAGCACCGGGTGATTTATTATTTCTAGATAAAACAATAACATACTTCGATGGTGACGGGATTTATGCTTTTTGTTTTGAAGGTGAATGTTATGTAAAGAGGCTGCAAAAAATAGGCAGCAAAATTGTAGTATTATCTGACAACTCGAATTACCAATCTTGGAGCATCGAGAAGGATGCCTTGGATATGCTCTACATCCAGTCAAAAGTTATCTCATCAGTTCCTTTCAACATTAACAGATTCGGTTAATTATTGATAGACAACGGGCTTTTGCCCGTTCCTCCCTTTTAAATCTACCTATACCCAAAAAAATAATCAAGTTTAACTTGACTGCATAAAATCATAAAGCTAACCTCTCACTATCAAGTTTAACTTGATTTAGTAAGCGCTCAATACTTGTGTGAGGTGAACAATGAAAACTCCAATCCAAATGCTTGAAGTGTTTGTATCAGACATAATAGAAAACACTGTTCTTCTGGAGGAGATCTATAAAAAAAGTAACGAGAATTACGAAACGGATTGTTCTATAAACAGCCTAATTCGTTCAATGCAAAAGACCGTAGATAACATGAACGGATATATTAAGAGTCATATTAATTCAGTCAAACCCTGCATACATGTAGCGGACAGAAACGATCTGACTGATGATATATTCGATGTGATTCTTACTGCTAAAAAACTTGAAGCAGTCGCGCAAACTTATAGTGAGTCTTTTTTTACTGACGAGGACAATGACAACCCCGCGTGCCATATGTCAGCTGTGATATTTGACTATGCTCGTGAACTTTGCACTGATCTTAAGGCTATCGAGAATAAAATAGGCTAATTACGAAACCAGTTTAGAACGGCCTTGGGGTGCCGGGGGTTCTTGCCCCCTAAATATTGCGAGGTATTTGTTATGAGTTTCATTATTGACCGCAACGCATATAAAACCGCCCTGCTTTATGCAGCTAACGGGCACGAAATAATAGCAGGCCTTTATCTGCGTAAAGCCTACGGGAGGTAATTATGGGTATGCAGCGCCGCCAAGATATTCAGTGCGTCACCATTAAGGCTGAGCAACTTAACTTCCTTATGCAGACAATTTTCACACATCACAAGGACTTTGACTACCATCAACTTGATGGGGTTTTAGGTCTTGCATATGACCTTGCTGGCGAGGTCTATTCATGGATGGAAAAAGAGGAAAAGATTGTACAGCAAAATGAAGAACACAAAAGAAGGGGTAATTAGATGAGTAACTTAATTACTACCTATCGCCGCCGAATTTTAAAAGCAGCCTTGTTACGCCACCAGCGAAAGACTGGGAGTAGCTTACTTGTCATTAAGCTTAACAAGGGTGGGATTAGTACTATCGAATTAACTGAGATTCTTCTTGATGGATTGTTGCGGAAATTCGAGCGACTGGCGCTCGGTGAGTACGGAAATGTGGAAGGTGTGAAAGCTCTTAAGGGAATTTACAGCAACTCTGTTGATGTTAATGGCAGCGGCGAATTCCTCACAGAAAGCGGGAAAGAGTTAATCGACGAGCTTATTTCTGAACTGGTTGAGTTCGTCAAAAAGCAGAAACCAGTTACTGCGGAGTCCGGCAATGAATAACCAGCAAACAATGCTCTATCAGGGTGTGCTGATCCCCCGCCCCGTGTTGAACGTGGATCTGCATGTCCTCCCTGATTTTACCGGGCGGGTAGTCGTGCACATCGAGAACGGGAGGGTGATATGCGACCGCCAGCTGTTCGACGACGAGCACATTTGCACACTGGCCACGTTTATCGAAATGGCGCGCGAAATGGAACTGAGATTTGAGGAGGTAGCTGGTGGCACTGACAGCGATACGAATTCCTGAGAGGGTTCACCTGCAGGCGCTGCAGGTCCTGCTACGGTATCGGCGCCGGCGGATATTCCCGCGGCGAATGCGCCGCACCGGCTACCTCAGCCTGAAGGTTAACCCACGCTGGCGCCTGTTATCGAAAGACGATGGCCGGAACTGGGAAGTTATGAGTCATGAAACCTATAACCGGGAGAAAGACAAATGATTGACAACAGAACTGTCAGCGCCATTGACCTAGCGTTACAAAAGCACCCAACGCAGGTTGGTGATCTGTTCGCCGCGATCCGCCACGGACGCATGAAGCGGTGCTTCAGCCGGGATACCGCAATTCGTTACCTGGCGTTCTTCATGACCTCCCGAGCTTTTGGGCGTTCTGGTTTCAAGCAGCGTTATCCGGACGTGCAGGTAATTCATCCACTGAATCCAGAACTGAGTAGCTGGCAACGTGGCGCCGTGACCATTGAGTATTTCAACGCCCACCAGCGCACCGTTCGCCGGCTGCGTCGCATCCTCGCCCGCAAAAGAGAAATGCAAAAGTGGTGCAAAAAATGGGATGCCATGCACGACCGCTACGTGAAAGAGCGCGAAGAACTGCAGGCCTGTAAACCAGCAGAGGTGCGCAATGCTTCAGAACATGCTTAACCCGGAACCAACCTCAACAGGGATCCGGTCTGGAAACCGGGTGATTGGCTACTCCGCTGCTATTCGCCTGCTGGATAACGGTCGCTATGACAAACACCTTGCCGATGGAATGGAAATTCTGGCCTGCATCATGGAAGCGGTAGAAAGCAACTGGATAACGCTCAATATCGAAAAAGAGTTGATCCTCTGGCGCTGGCTACTGGCTGCCGTGTTCATCACTGAGGAGCTGGAGAAAAACGGAACTGTCGACGTTCCGAATGATACTGGCGGTGTTGATACTGCTGTTATCTATTCCAGCAAGCATGGCGCCATTAGCATCTATCCGGGACCTGAACGCTTTGCACTCGCCAACCATATTGAGCTGGGGGCAATCGAGAAATATGGGCCAGAGGTTGGCCAGCAGCTGGCGCTGCGGATGTATCAGGACATGGTTATTGCTGACGAAGAATTTGGGTTCAGGTTATCAGCACTTGGCCGGGAGGGGCTTAACCTCCTCCATGACAGCTTTATCGAACACATCCAGATCGAAGGTGTGCCAGAAGCACCGATTATGCATTGAGGGGAATGATGATGAATAACTTGATCACTAACAAACCATCCATGACCAGCCTTGAAATCTCCGAATTAGTTAATAGTCGTCATGACAGTGTGAAACGTACCATTGAACGGCTGGTAGATGCTCGCGTTATTGTCCAGCCACCGTTGGTGGACGAACCCGGAACAGACTCTATGGGGCGTCCGCGGACAATGCAGGTATTCCGCTTCACAGATGAGCAAGGCAAACGCGACAGCATCATCGTGGTCGCGCAACTCAGCCCCGAGTTTACCGCCAGGCTGGTAGATCGCTGGAAAGAACTGGAAGAGGAGCGCTCGCGTCCAAAATCACAGGCCGAACTGATCGCAGAAATGGCCCTTTTGAATCTCGAGCAGGAACGCCGGCTGTATCAGGTAGAAGAACAGGTTGAAACCGTCGCGGAAGCTGTCGAAAACATTAAGCGTGGAAATATGCGGGCCGGGTATGTCGGTTATCGCCAGGTGGTCGCAAAAAGCGGCATGACCGATGCCAAGTGCCGAAACCTTGTTAACGCATACCGTATCCCAACCGATACGCACGAGTTCATGACGCCTGATGGTCTGCTGTCTCGCCGGGCGATCGTGGAGTTTGAACCTTTTATGAAAGCATTCCGCCAAATGATGGCAGAAGCCGAACCACGTGGGGCCCGTTGGTATCACCCGAAAATGGGGCTGTTTCAGGCTATTGGGTGGGAGGAAAAACATTGTGAAGGTTGAGTTTAATGATCAAGGGTCGGTTTCAGTTATCACGGTCACCAGCTCTGTATTTGAGTTCCGCCGACACAACCGGGCGATTGATGTGGCGTTGCTTCTCACGCCTGAAATGACCAGCCAGAGCAGCGGTTTTTTCATTATGAAAACGATCTTAAGCGGGAAAACACATCACGTGCTGCGGGCCTACAAGCATCTGCTCCGGGAGGCTAAGCGATGAGTAATATCACCGAGCTGGCGCAGAGAGAGAAATTCGAAGCGTGGTGGGAACGCACTCAGCATAACGGCAGTCCTCCACGCTTTGGCTGGGAGTACTGGCGCGAAGGCGAAGGCTATAAGGTTGACGATGACGACTCAGAGCTTGACGGAATGTGGGAGGTATGGAAAGCGGCCAGCGCTGAGCTGGTTGAGGCGCTGGAATCAGAGAAAAGGATTTGCTCTACGTGGAGAAAAACAGCTAAGTCGACCGGTGAAAAGCTGGAGAAGGCGCAGCAGCGCATTATTGAACTTGTTGCTCGGAAGGAGAAACGACTGCCCGTGCCTTACGCCTATTTGCGAGAGAGCGACGGACAAATCCAAATCTCTATAGGTGCTGAGCGCCCTAGCGACCGCTCAGGGGGCTATGCCACCCCATGGTTTCCCATCTATACCGCCACTGGCATCAAGGTGGAGACAAAGTGATGGACTGGCCTACGGCGTTCAGCATCGTCGGTTGTGCGTTTGCCATAGCCTGGCTGTTTCGGAGTTAGTGTCATGAATAGAGAATTTGAGATATGGATCAGACTGCGCTACGGCGGCCGCTATGACCTGACGCGAGACGGTCACGGCTACTACAGCCGGGAAGTAGTTAAGCGGATGTATGAAGTGTGGTGCCACTGTCGTGGCCTGGAAGTGGTGTGAGGTGAGTAATATGGTAGACATTGAAATGATTGACGAGGAAGAGGCGATGCGGATGATCCGAGTATCTTCACGCGTGACCATCCGGAAATACACCGAGCGCTATAATTTCCCCAAGCCGGTCCGGACCTACCCTAAACAGTATCTGCGCTCTGCTATTGTGGAGTGGATCTTAAACGGGGGTGTCAACCAGAAATCTTCCTGATATGCCAAAATATCTTTTCAGCATACAGATCATAGGCGTCTTTCTGTTCGGCAATCCAGTCATGCTTGTTATAGACAGAAAGCACGCCGCCCAGCTCATGCCCCAGCATTTTTTCGATGACGTGCGGGGCAACCCCCTCTTCGGATAGTCGGGTTGCCAAGGTGCGCCGGAAATCATGTGAAGTAAACTCACCAAACCCCAACGAGTCTTTGATTCTTCTCAGAAATTTATTTGCACCAGAAATAGTTATAGGGCTTTTCAGGTCCTCGCCCGGGAAAAGTATATCCCCATACGTCATTTCAGCTTTTTTCAGCAAATCATCTGCCGCGGAGAAAATTGGGCGCCTGATAATTTTGTTGGTTTTGCTTTTCTCTGCTGGAACAACCCATAACCCCTCCTCTCGGTCAAATTCCCCCCTGATAGCCAGCCGAAGTTCGCTATTCCTAGCGCCGTACAGCATTAGCAGTTGATGAAGCAATCGGTTAGAAGTTGACCCACGACTTCTTTCTATAGCCATCCAGATTTTTGCAAGCTGGTTATAGCTGAGCGTGGTCTCCCCAATCACAGGTTTAACACCGATGTCTTTCGGCTGCAAAAGCATGAGTTCGGTTGTGCTAATGAACTGTCGGCGCGTACACCACCCAATGGCGGACCTGAGCTGTATCAATAAATGCCGGGCTCGGCGAGGGTTGATTTTCTCTTCTTCGGTAAACCTCTCTACCCACAAGCGGACAGGGATATCCTCAACCGGAATACCGGAAAAAGCGTCGCGCATGTGCTTTATAACCGTTGACTTATAAAGCGCTATAGTCTTAGCCCTTAGAGTTACATCAACGTAATTCTCCTTCCAGTAATCCAGACAATCCTTCACCGTTGGCTTACTGTTGGATTTCTTACCGCCAGCCAGCGTTCGGGGGTCAATGCCTTTGTCTGCCGATTCCCTCAGGTCTGCAACGATATTGCGGGCATCGCGCAGCGTCAGCGCTGGGTAGCGCCCAAGCCCCAT